TGACTGCGTGCGGGGTGGGCGCTTTGGGGAGCTAGTATACCCGTTATTTCTGTGACGGTGATGGGCACAGAAGAGAAAACAAATACCGGCAGCATACCGATGCAGGAGGACGGCCAGATGAAGAAGAGCTACATTCGGGAAAAGAAATACCGGTGCGGCAGCGAGTACATGGCCGTTGGCGTTTATGCAGTGACAGATCAGGAGCACCGCAGGCGCGGCAAGAAGCACAAGGAGAGCGACCAGGGCCAGAAAGAGCGGAACAAGCACGCCAGCTTACGCCGCAAGCAGCGCAAGGCCATTGCGAACTTTGGCCGGGACGGCTTTTTCCTGACCGGAACATACGAAGAGTCCTATCTGCCGGAGGACTTTGCAGCCTGCAGGCGGGATGTGGAGAACTACAAGCGGCGGGTGATCGGTGCCACGGTAAAGCGTTTTGGTGTGAGCCGGGACAAAATACGGCTGATGCTATGGGCTGTGCGCAAAGGCGAAGCTGGACGGCTGCACATGCACGGCTTTGCCGAATGTGTGGGGATGGGAGCTGCCGACCGGCGGGAATGGCGCGAAATGCTGGAAGATCTGTGGCGGCGGCGCGTGCCGGGAACAGGCGAGTACGAGCCATTGGGCACCATGAACGCCGACCGCATGGACATGAAGAAGCTGCTGGGCGTGGACGGACAGGGCAAGAACGGGACCATAGGCTACATATACGGCCACAAAGAGCGGGCCTGCATTGAAACACGCAATCTGAGCCAGCCGGAAGAACTGGCACCCAGCGACACGAAGTGGAGCCGACGCCAGCTGCGCAAGGGCTGCACCGAATGCGCAGAAAATGCCTACTGGTGGGAGCAGCACTATCCGGGTTTTGAGGTGGTACAGGTGATGATCTATGACCCCGGACAGCTGTACGAAGCGGACAGGCCGCGGCCAGACGGATGGGAGGCTACCGAAGCGCAGGCGTATCTGATCCTGCGGCGGAGAGGGTTTGCGAAAGTTCGCACCTGACAGATAAAATTATTTTATTTTGCGTGTAATAATTGCGCGAAACGCGGAGAAATACACAAAATCAGCGTAAAAATGCGCGGACAGTGACGGAAACGGGCCGAAACTGCGAATGAAGGGAAATTTTGGAAAGCAGATAGAGCCGTGAAAGGCGGTGGATGAGTGACCAGACAGCAGAAGAAGGCTGTGAGAAAGGCGCTGCGGCAGTACGGGCGCAAGCAGAAAGCAGCGGACGCGGCAGGCTGTGCGGCCGCAGGGCCGGACCCATGGGGACGGGTGATCCGGCAGGTGCTGGACTACTATGCCGAGGCGGACGGGACCTGTGCGGCTCTGCTCAGGCTGCGGTATCTGGAAGAGTGGCCGGAGGCGGAAACGATCGAAAAGCTACACATTGGGCGGACGACCTACTACCACAAGGAGCTGGAAACGCTGAGCACGGCAGCGGTGTTTGCTGCAAAAGCAGGGCTGATCTGAAACACTGGGTGCGGATGCATCCGGTGGTTTTGTGATGCAACAACGACGACCGCCGCCAGTGGCGGAAACAGGGAGGAGTTGTTGGGGCCGTGGCCAGCAGGATGCAAGGCCCGCCCCAAGGGCCGAAGCAGACGCTGGGAGCCACAACCCGTACTCGCTGCGACGACCGCAAAATGTCCGCAGTGTTTTTGCAGGCTGTTTGGTGGTAGGCTGAAAGCAACAGCACAGGAAGGAGGGCCGGGCATGGCTGAGCGCAGATACTGCAAAAACACCGTGCCGGGCAGGCAGGGCCGGGGCAAAAAGTACCCGGCAAAGGTGCGGGCCGAGGTGGTGATGGCCATGATCGGCACAAACTCCATCTGTGCGGTGGCGAGAAAATACGGCGTGCCGGAGAGCACCATCCGCAGCTGGGTGGCAGAGGAAGCAAAGAAGCCGGACGGAGAATTTGCAAAAGCACGGGCCGAAGCGGCGCGGGAGATCGCAGCCAGAGCGGCGCTGGGCGCAAAGGCACAGGTGAGCTACCTGCAGCAGCGCGCAGCAGAGAACCAGCGCGCCGCCGAGATACGGACAAAGCTGCAGCAGCGTCTGGATGAGGATGCACGGGCCAGAAACTATGAGCTGGGCGTGCTGCTGAAGAGCGAGGAAGAAAACCTGCAGGACGCTGCCGAGACAGGCCTTGTGATACGCAGCGCACCGGGGACCTACGACCGGCAGCTGACGGACGAAGAGCGCACCGAGCTGGAAAAGCAGCTGGAGCGATACGAGAGCCTTGCCATGAGCGACAAAGACGCGGCCAAGGTGACAGCGGTATTGCTGACAGCAGCAGAAAAGGCTGCGGCACTGGTGCCGAAGGACGAAGGCAGCGGCCAGAGCGCGGCCCCGGCGGTGCTGATGGAGCGGCAGGACGAGGGCGAGCAGCAGGAGGTGGTGCTGGATGGCAGCGGAACTGTATAAAAACCGGCTGGTCATCTGGCGGCCGCAGCCCAAGCAGGCAGCCTTTATGCGCCGCAGCGAGGACGAAGCGCTGTACGGCGGGGCAGCAGGCGGAGGAAAGAGCGATGCACTGGTGATCGAAGCGCTGCGGCAGGTGGACATTCCGCACTACCGCGGGCTGATCGTGCGGAAAACCTACCCGCAGCTTTCGGAGCTGATCGACAAGACGATGCAGTACTACAAGCCGGTATTCCCGAAAGCGCGGTACAACGCCTCCAGCCACGTATGGACCTTTCCGAGCGGGGCGAAGATCTATTTTGGCAGCATGTTCCGCACGCAGGACAAATACAACTATCAGGGCAAAGCCTTTGATTTTATCGGCGTGGACGAGCTGACCCACTTTACCTGGGAGGAATACAGCTACCTGATGAGCCGCAACCGACCTACCGGGCCGGGCACGGCAGTGTACATGCGGGCCACGGCAAACCCCGGCGGCATTGGCCACGGATGGGTGAAGGCACGGTTCATTACACCGGCACCACCGGGCACGAGGATGGTGCAGCTGGTGGATGTGAAAAAACCGGACGGCAGTGTAGAAAAGCTGCGGCGGACAAGGGTGTTTATCCCGTCCACGGTGTTTGACAACAAAAAGCTGCTGGAAAACGACCCGGGATATCTGGGCACGCTAGCAAGCTTACCGGAAGCGGAAAAGCAGGCACTGCTCTACGGCGACTGGGACAGTTTTAACGGGCAGGTATTTACCGAATGGCGCAACGACCCGGCCCACTACGAGGATCAGCGGTGGACGCATGTGATCAAGCCGTTCCGCATTCCAGCACACTGGCGCATCTGGCGCGGGTACGATTTTGGCTATGCAAAGCCTTTCTCCGTTGGCTGGTACGCAGCGGACGAGGAAGGACGGCTTTACCGCATCAAGGAGCTGTACGGCTGCACCGGCGTGCCCAACGAAGGCTTGAAGATAGACCCGGTAGAGCAGGCGCGGCGCATCAAGGAAGCGGAGGAAAACGACCCAATGCTGCGCGGGCGGCAAATTACCGGCGTGGCAGACCCGGCTATCTTCAACGAGAGTCAGGGCGAGAGCATTGCGGCCATGCAGGAAAAGCACCCGAATTACATCTTCTGGACACCGGGCGACCACACGCGACTTGCAGGCAAGATGCAGCTGCACTACCGGCTGGCATTTGACGGCGAGGGCAGGCCGATGTTTCAGGTATTTGACACCTGCAGGCATTTTATCCGCACTATTCCGAACCTTGTGTACGACGAGAGCCGGGTGGAAGACATTGACACCACCCAGGAAGACCACATTTACGACGAGTGCCGGTATGTGCTGATGGAAAACCCCATCAGCCCCAGAAAGACCGAACCGGTGCAGCCGATGAAAGATGACCCGCTGGACATGGACAGACGCAAGAACCGGACGCGGGTGATGAGGGTGTGAAACGATTTGAATGCCCACCGCGTGCGCTCTGGGCATATGCAGCGGAATTTGATTTTTATTTTTCGCATTTGTCGCGGCCTGTGGGCCGCTCCGAATGCATTTTCACGAGAAGAGACCCTAGCGATAAACGGCATCAGGAAAAAGGAGCGGGAACGTGGACGGAGGAAAATTTGAACAGTTTATCAACCACTTCGATGAAGCACCATTGGTGGGGGAAAACGGCTTGACGACAGAGCCGGAACTGCCCGCACAGCAGGTGATCGGGGAAGAGGACATCCGCAAGGCAAACGACATTTTGCAGAAATACAAGGCCGGAAAAGCAGCCCTTGACAAGCGCATTGTGGATAACGAATTGTGGTTTCGCATGGGGCACTGGAAAAATTACGAAAACAAGGAAATGCAGGGCAAGCCCAAGCCTTCCAGCGGATGGCTGTTCAACAGCATTGCCAACAAGCACGCCGATGCCATGGACAACTACCCGGAACCGAACGTGCTGCCGCGGGCAGAGGACGACGAGAAAACAGCAAAAGCGCTTTCCAAGATCCTGCCCACGGTGCTGGAGCAGTGCGACTACGAGACCGTGTACAGCGACACATGGTGGCGCAAGCTGAAGACCGGCACCGGCGTGAAGGGCGTGTTCTGGGACCCGGAGGCGCGCGGCGGGCTTGGCGAGATCTGCATCCGGAGCGTGAACCTGCTGATGCTGTACTGGGAGCCGGGCGTGGAAGATATTCAGGACACGCCGCACCTGTTCAGCTTGAGCCTTATGGACAATGACCAGCTGGAAGGGCGATACCCGCAGATGGCCGGGCACACGGGCAGCAGCATGGATGTGGCAAAGTACATCCACGACGACAGCATTGACACCGGCGACAAAAGCGTTGTGGTGGACTGGTATTACAAAAAGGCCCTTGAGGGCGGGCAGACGGTGCTGCATTACTGCAAATACTGCAACGGTGTGGTGCTGTATGCCAGCGAGAACGACCCGCAGTATGCCCAGCGGGGCTTTTACGACCACGGGAAATACCCCTTTGTGTTTGACCCGCTGTTCCGGGAAGAGGACAGCCCGGCGGGCTTTGGATACATTGATGTGATGAAGGACACCCAGACCGCCATTGACGAGATGAACCACGCCATGGACGAAAACGTGAAACTGGCTGCAAAGGCCCGTTATGTGCTGAGCGACACAGCGGGTGTGAACGAAGAAGAGCTGGCCGACTTTGGCAAGAACATCGTGCACGTGGTGGGCAGGCTGACGGACGACAGTTTCCGGCCTTTGCAGACCAATGTACTGAGCGGCAACTGCATCAGCTACCGGGATGCACGGGTGAGCGAGCTGAAGGAAATCAGCGGAAACCGGGATGTGAGCCAGGGCGGAACCACCAGCGGCCTGACAGCGGCAAGCGCCATTGCGGCTTTGCAGGAGGCGGGCAGCAAACTTAGCCGCGATATGCTGAAAAGCGCGTACCGGACGTTTGCAAAAGAATGCTACCTTGTGATCGAGCTGATGCGGCAGTTCTACGACGAAGAGCGGGTATACCGCATTACCGGCGAGAGCGGCGGCGTGGAGTATGTGCCGTTCAGCAATGCGATGCTGCAGGCCGTGCCCGGCGGCAATGTGGGCGGTGTGCAGCTGGGCGACCATGAGCCGGTGTTCGACATTACGGTAAGCGCGGCAAAGAAAAGCACTTTCAGCCGCCTTTCTCAGAACGAGACGGCAAAGGAGTGCTACCAGCTGGGATTCTTTGCACCGGCCAACGCCGATGCTGCCCTTGCTGCGTTGGAAATGATGGACTTTGAAGGCATTGAGAAGGTGCGGGAGAGGGTGAGCCAGAACGGCACGCTGTACCAGCAGCTGCAGCAGATGGCACAGCAGATGCAGAAGATGGCCGCCATCATTGACCAGCAGAACGGCACCAACGTGAGCGCAGCAGCCAGCGCGGCCGGACAGGCTGCCGGCGCTGCCGGAACAGGGGGCGGCGGGACCGCGGACGCGAAGGACACCACCAACAGTCTGGGAGATGTGGTGGGCGAAAGCGGGAGCAACAGCATGGCGACCCAGGCCGCAAAGCGGGCCATGAACGTGAACAACCCGAACAAGTGAAGGAGGAACGGCATGGAGCTGAAAAACACCATCGATGGCATGATCAGTAACGACTACCGGGAACGCTTTAAAGCGGAGTACCGGCAGACGAAGGAACGGTACGAAAGACTGAAAGGGCTTTGCAACCGGATCGAGGCGGCGAAAAGGACCAGAAGGGAAGAGCCGAGGCATGATTGCCCGATTGGACTGCTGCGGGAGCAGCAGGAACGCATGGGAATGTATCTGGAAACGATGGAGATCCGGGCGGAGATCGAGCAGATCGATCTGAACAAGTGACCGGGGAAGGAGAATAAAATGATCACCATTATTTACGACGAAAAAAGGAAGGACATAAGCCTGCAGGCATCGGGACACGCGGGCTATGCGCCGAAAGGACAGGACATTGTGTGCGCGGCGGTGAGCACACTGATGCAGAGCCTGGCTTACAGCGTGGATAGCGGCACTGTGACCTGCGACCCGGGCGGGGACAACATCCTGCGTGTACAGGCGAACCGGAGCCTTGACACTCTGGCGAAGTTTGAGCTGGTGATAGATGGGCTGTACCTGCTGGCCCAGCAGTACCCTGAGAATGTGCAGCTCATGAACCTGCATGCAAACGATGCAGACAACATGGATCTGCAGTTATTTGGTGACGGTGCAGCAGCTGGCAGTTCCGGTGACGGTGCGCAAGCTTCAGAGGGCGAAAGCAGCCCGGTGGCACCGCCTGCCCTGCGGCCCGCACAGGAGCGGCTTGCGAAGCGCAGCAGGCCGGGCAAAGCAGCAAAAGTGACGACAGAAAAAAACCTTCAGCCGCCTGCGGGCGGCAGCTCCCTCAATGAGGGAGCCAAAGTCGATGCCGAACGGCTGGCGCAGGAGGAAGCTGAACCGGACAAGGGCAACGAGCAGGAGCAGGGCAGCGAAACCGAAGAAAACGTGCAGCTGACACCGGAACAGCGCCGGAATGCCTTTGCGAAGGCGATGCAGCAGTACCCGGAAGAGTTTGAAGAGGCCATGCAGCATGCTGCGCGGATGGCGGTGCAGAGCATCCGGGAAAACCCGCAGCTGAACGAGCTGGGCAAGGTGCTGGCCGAAGCCTACGGCATTGACATGAGCAACATGGACGGGCTGATCGATGCCGTGAAAAACGGCCGGGTGAAGAACGATGAATATTATGAAACGCTGGCGGCGCAGCGGGGCATCAGCGTGAAAACCGCGCGGGAGATGGACCGCATGGAGGGCCAGCTGCAGCGCGCCAATGCTGAAAAGCAGCAGGCCGAACAGCTGCGGCTGGCCGCGGAGCACCAGCAGCGTGCAGCGGCAGTGCGTGCCCGGTGGGAAGCAGAAGCGGCAAAGCTGAAAAACAGCTACCCGGACTTTGAGCTGGACGAAGTGCTGAACAACCCTGCCGTGGCGGATATGATCCGGCGGGGCGTGGGGCTGGAAGCGGCATACCGTGCAGCCTACTTTGACCGCCTGATGGAAAACCAGACGGCCCGCACGGCAAAACAGGTGGAGCAGGGCGTGGCGACGCGCATCCAGCAGCGCAGCCAGCGCCCGGCTGAGAACGGGACACACCCCGGCGGCGCGGCCGAGATGAAGGTGGATGTGGCCCACATGACACGGCAGCAGCGGAAAGAGCTGGCACGCAGGGCACAGCGCGGAGAACGCATTGTGCTGTGAGAGATTTCCCGCGCGAAGAATGCGAGAAAGATAAACCCTTTTGAAGGAGGATAAACAAATGAGCAAGAAGAGACTGGATCTGCAGATGTTTGCGGATGCAAGCGCACAGCTGCAGAACACCACGGGCGCAGCCGGTATGACGGCTGAGATGAAGACCTACTACGAAAAGACCCTGCTGGATCTGGCAGAGCCTGCACTGGTGCATGACCAGTTCGGCGACAGTTACCCGATTCCGGCGAACAACGGCAAGACCATTGAGTTCCGCAAGTATGATGCGCTGCCCAAGGCCACCACGCCGCTGACCGAGGGCGTGACCCCGGCAGGTCAGGCGCTGAACGTGACCACCGTGACCGCCGAGGTGCACCAGTACGGCGGCTGGGTGCCCCTGACCGACATGCTGGATCTGACGGCCATTGACAACAACATCGTGCAGGCCACCAATGTGCTGGCAAGCCAGGGCGGCCGTACCATGGACACCATTGTGCGCGATATCCTGAACGGCGGCACCAACGTGATCTATGCACCGAAGATCGGAACGGGCGGCGCGGAGACCGCCGTGACCAGCCGTGCGGATCTGGATGCCACTGCACAGCTGACGGTGGATCTGATCGACCAGGCAGTGGCGCTGCTGCAGACCCAGAACGCAGACACCATTGGCGACAGCTTTGTGGCCATTGTGCACCCGCACACCAGCTACGATATCCGCAAGGACCCGAACTGGATCGAGGCGCACAAGTATGCGGCACCGGAGGAGATCTTCAACGGCGAGATCGGCAAGATCAACAACGTGCGGTTCGTGGTTTCCAGCGAGGCAAAGGTGTGGAAGGGCGATGGCTGCCCGGCGGGGCTGGCTGTGTACAGCACGCTGGTACTGGGTGCCCACGCCTACGCGACCACCGAACTGGAAGGCGGCGGTATGCAGCACATTGTGAAGCAGCTGGGCTACGGCGATGACCCGCTGAACCAGCGTGCTTCTGTGGGCTGGAAGGCCACCAAGACGGCGGAACGGCTGAGCGAGCAGTACATGGTGCGCATTGAGAGCTGCTCGGCACGCTACAGCGCAAAGGCGCTGGCAAACTAAGGAGGAACCAACATGGCAGTAAAGAAGCAGGAAACCGAAGCCGCTGTGCAGGCAGCACCGGAAAAGGACACGGAGGTGATCCGGCTGTTCAAGGACAACCAGCGCTACAAAACGCCGGTGTTCGTGGGCGTGAACGGTGAGACCTACCTGATCCAGCGCGGTGTGGACGTGGAGGTACCGAAGGCGGTTGCTGAGGTGCTGCGCCACAGCGAAGAGATGGACGGCGAGGCAATGGCAAAGATCGTGGCGGCGGAAAGCGCTGCTGTGCAGCAGGCGCAGCGCGTGTAAGGCCGAAGAGCACAGCTCTTGCAAAGAAAAGAGCATTTTGCAAAATGAAAACAGACACCCGGTACAGCGGCACATGGCTGTGCCGGGTGTTTTTGCAGCAGAGGCGACTGCTGGCTGCGGCAGGAAGAACGCAGGGAGCCGTGACCTGCGCAGCAGGAGCTGACCGGAAAGGAGACTTGATAAGATGACAGCCGGACAGGCGATAGAACAGGCCGATGAACTGCGGCCGAACAACCAGTTTACGGACAGCCTGAAACAGAGCTGGCTGCACCAGTGCGATGCCCGGATGCGCACGAGCATTGTGCAGCGCAGCCGGACGGCGGACTTTGATGCTGTGGGTGCGGATGTGAACTGGAACGAAGGATTGGAATACGAAACGGTGCTGCTGGCACCGGAAGCCTTTTGCCCTTTGTATGTGCACTGGCTGTGTGCGCAGATGGATCTGGCGCTGGGCGAGACAGCACGGGCCATGAATGAGCTGCAGGTGTACAGCGACTACCTGCAGGAATTTGCCGTATGGATGCGGAAGCGGTACGCACCGGCCGCTGGTGCGCAGTGGAGGTACTGAGGGATGATGGATGGAACGAACCTGAACGTGCTGCAGACGAGCCGCCAGATGCTGCGGGCCTTTGGCGGGCTGAACGAAGGATACGGCTGCAGCGAGGCAGAGTTCAGCGGGGAAATGAATTTTTCCAGCCGGGGATACCCGGCGCTGCAGACGCGGAAAATGCGCAGGAATGTGCGGACGGTACAGGGTGTGAACGGAATGTACCACCTGAATGGGCTGCTGATCTGCCGCGGAAAGACGCTGGAATACACCCCGGACGAAGAAGTACGTACCGGTGCGGTGGTGCTGGAGAACGTGCTGACCGATGACCGCAAGGCCATGGCGGGCATGGGCACGAAAGTGCTGATCTGGCCTGACAAGGTGGCTTTTGACACGGGCACCGGCGAACTGACGCGCCTTGGCGCACAGTGGGAGATGGGCGGGAAAAGCGTGACCGTGACCCCCTGCGATGCCGAAGGCCGGACATACACCCCGGCGGGCGCAGGCAAGACCGAACCGAAAGAGCCGGAGGACGGACAGCTGTTTTTGAAAAGTGACAGCAACGAAGCCTATGACAGCAATGCGGTGCTGCTACGCTACAGTGCAAAAAACAAAAAGTGGGTGGAAGTGCTGCTGAGCGCGGTGAAGATCCGGTGTCCGGGGATCGGCGGAGTGATCCGGGAGGGGGACACTGTGACCATAAGCGGGATGCCGGACACAGTGTGCAATGCAGTGGCAAAAGGACTGAACGGTGAGGTGATGATCCAGACCATGGACGGCGACGAGATGGTGGCAGTGCTGACACGGGCCGAGGACAGCAACCGGTATTACGGAAGCTGGACTATGACGGAGACCAGTGTGACATGGAAGAGCGCTGACGGCACCGTGACCGAGAACGACGCAGCGGCCGCACCGGTGAAGGTGGAGCGGCGGGTGCCGGAACTGGACTTTGTGACGGAACAGGGAAACCGGGTGTGGGGATGCAGCCGGAAGGAAAACACCATTTACGCCTGTGCTCTGGGCGACCCGACCAACTGGTACAGCTATCAGGGCATTGCAGCGGACAGCTATGCCGTGAGCGTAGGCAGTGACGGCGCATTTACCGGCGCTGCAAGCTGTCTGGGATACCTGCTGTTCTTCAAGGAAAACTGCATCCACAAACTGTACGGCACAAAGCCCAGCGATTACCAGATGAGCAGCGTGCGCTGCCGGGGCGTGGCGGCAAACGCAGCGAACAGCCTGTGCGTGATCGCAGAGACGCTGTATTATCATTCGCCGGACGGGGTGATGGCATGGGACGGAAGCCTGCCGACAAAGGTATCCGCTGCGCTGGACACCAGCGGGCTGACTGCGGTGGACTGGGCCATGGCGGGAAGCATGGACATGCGGTATTACCTGTACCTGCACCAGAAAGCAGGCGGCCCGCAGGCCGGACGGCTTTTGGTATACGACACGGAAAAAGGCCTGTGGCACGAGGAAAGCGCTGCAGGCACCGAGATGGTATCCACCGGGCAGCAGCTGTACCTGTGGGACGGCAGCGTACTGTGGGCCGCAGATCCTGACCGGGAAAGCGGCACGGAGGAAGCAGGGCAGGAAACGGCGCTGCAGTTTGAAGCGGTGAGCGGAGACATTGGCCTGAGCGTACCGGACGACAAGTACATCAGCCGGGTGACGGTGCGGCTGGATGCGCTGGCCCACACGGTGGTAACGGTGGCTGCAAGCTATGACGGCGGAGCCTTTGAAACTTTGGGCACCTGCGCAGCAGGGAAGGACCACCAGCGCATCAACCTGCCCTTTGTGCCCCGGCGGGCAGATACGCTGCAGCTGAAGATCTATGGCACCGGGCAGATGGTGCTGCGCAGTGTGGCCTTTACGCTGGCGGCGGCGACCGGTGGGCGCGTGAGCGCGGCACAGCCGAGGAAATGAGAGAAGGAGCGTAGAAATGGCAAGTTTGGCGGGACTGGAAGGCATTGCGCTGCCTTCCTTCAGCAGTGAGATGCCGGCAGAAGATGCCCGTGCGCTGCGGAATTACCTGTACCAGCTGACGGAACAGCTGAACTATGTGCTGACGAACATTGACCGGGAGAACTGCTCGGAAGAATTTTTAGAACGGATGAACGGGGAAGGAGCATAAAAAATGGGACTGTTTGGAAACAATGACCGCCTGAACACGGCACGGTACAACCTGGAACAGTATGAGAAAACGAAGCCTGCAGACTACCAGAGCAAGTATCAGGGCCAGATCAAGGATGTGATGGACAAGCTGGAAAACATGGGCGATTTTGATTACGACCCGGATGCAGATGCAGCCTACCAGCAGTACAAGAACCAGTACACCCGGCAGGCAAAGCTGGCAAACCAGAATGCGCAGGCGAATGCCGCCGCCATGACCGGCGGCTACGGCTCCAGCTACGGTACGCAGGCGGGACAGAACGCCTATGCCAGCACGATGAACAGCTTGGACAATGTGCTGGACAGCCTATACAGCCAGAGCAAGGCCCAGTACAACACGGAGAAGAGCGGCCTGCAGCAGCAGCTGAGCGGGCTGCAGAGCGCGGAAAAGCAGGACTACAGCCAGTACCAGAACGACCTTGCCAACTGGACCGAAGGCCTACAGTACAAAAAGAACGAGTACGACAACGCTTACAGCGCAAAGCAGAACGGGTGGCAGAATTTTATGAACGGGGCGCTGCAGGTGGCAGGCATTGCAGCGAAGATCCTGCCGCTGTTCTTTATTTAAGGAAAGGAGAAAAGAATGGGAACCATCAAGAGATTGAACGACGCGCAGCAGCGCCTGCAGGACGCGGAAAACGCCATGCCGGGGGCCTACGATGACCAGTATGCGCAGGGCATTGCCGACACGCTGGACAAGATGGGCACGGCCAGCGGCGCGGGATTTGACTTTACCACGGCAGACAGCGGCTACAAGGACGCACTGACACGGATGGTGGGCAATGCGAATGCCGGTGCAGATGCGGCAGCAGCGACCGCAGATGCGCTTTCCGGCGGGTATGGCGCGGACTATGCAAAAAGCGCGGCAGATCAGGCAGCAGCGGCGCAGACGGCAAACACCGGCAGCACCCTTGCTGCAGCACGGGCGGACGCACTGGCCCAGTGGCAGCAGGAGCTTGCCGGTGCGGGCGACCAGCTGGACACCCTGCTGGGACAGCGCGCACTGGAACGCGGCGAGTATGACAGCAGCGTGAGCAATGCAGCAAACTGGCGCAATTACCTTTATGACCGCACCCAGCAGGCACGGCAGGAGAACAGCGACTTCTGGAACAATGTGTGGAACGCCGTGAAGGGCATTGGCAGCACGGTGATGGAAGGATACGATGCGTACAAGGGGTACAGCCAGCAGAAGTGGGAAAACGAGTTCAAGGAAAAACAGTACAATGACAGTCTGGCACGCACTCAGCTGAGCGATCAGGTGGCGGCGCTGCAGCAGGCCACCGCATACAAACAGGCAGGCTTTGATGATGCAGCGAAAGCAGTGCTGACGAAATATGGTTTGGACCAGACGATGCTGGATACATGGCAGGGCATGAGCAGTGTACAGCAGGATCAGATGGCGGCACTGCTGCAGGGTGCAAGTCTGGCAGGAAGTGGCAATGACACTGCAGCCAAAAACTACCTGCAGATGGCGGGCGTAGATACCGGCAGCATTGACTATTCGCCCACACTGAACCAGCGGCAGCTGAATTACACAGCAAACCAGCTGGCACTGAATAACCGTTATAGGACGACCGGCAGCGGGAGCAGCAGAACGAGCAGAACGAAGAGCGGAAACACAAGCTCTGGCAGCGGCAAGACGGGAACGACCGGCTTTACCAACAGCCAGCTGCAGACGATGGCAACAAAATTCTCCGGGATGAAGAAGACAGACCCACTGTATGACTTCTACCAGCAGACCCTGACGGACGCGGGGTGGCTGAAAAACAGCACGGCGGGAAGCAACGGCACCAGTGGGCAGGCAAACACCCGCAGCAGTCCGCTGCGCAGCGGACTTGCAACGGCGCGCGGCATGCAGGCGAGGGGTTACAGTCTGGACGATATTGCGGGCAGACTTTCTGCAGACGGCATTACGGACAACACGCTGTCGTCCATTATGAAAATTCTGGAAGCGGAACGATAAAGGAGACCGGCAGTTATGAGCAAATGGACACCGGAAAGACTGAAAAAAGACAGAGAAAGTTGGGAAGCGAAAAACAACAGCCGCACCACAAACCGGACGGCAAGCACCGGTACAGCTGCGGGAACAGCAAACACTACGGACAAGTGGACACCGGAACGCATTGCAAAAGCGCGGGAAAGCTGGGAAGCGAAAAGCAGCGGACAGAATGCTGCCAGCCCGGCTGCGGCTGCAAGGCAGAACACCGGCACGGGCCTTGGTGCACGGGTGCTGGCGCAGATGACGGGCGCGGACAGCGGCCACAAGCTGCAGCTGGCAGTGCCGCAGGAAACAGGCAGAACACAGGCATATCCGGGCAAAAGCGGCATTGTGACCGACAGCGGTACAGGTACACGCAGCAGCACTGCGCAGCCGGAATGGCTGAACGCGAAGAGCACTGCAGCTCCGGCGGCAAAGGTGACGGGAACGGTGCAGCCCACTGAGCGCCAGCGCATTGCAGGCATTGCCAGCGGAGATGAAGGCTGGTATGCACAGACTGCGCAGAAGGTGAAGCAGTACACGGAAGATCTGAAAGCGACAGACGACTTCAGCGATTTTGACCGGCTGAACCAGTGGATGGACGCTGACCCGAAGCACCGGGAACTTGTGACGCTGATGCGCATTGGCACCGGCGGACAGAGCTATGCCGAGAAAAACAACGCCATGCAGCCCCAGAGCGTGAGCGGTGCTGCAGCCAGCGCAGCAGTGCCGGAAAAGAGTGCGGGCAGACGGGACTACACCGATGCGGAACTGCTGGCAAAGGGATACAGCCGCAAGGAGATCAGCGAAGCGCGGCAGTACATTGCCGACTTTGATGCGCTGCCTGCAGGACAGCGTGCAGCGCGGCGCGCGGCCAATACCATTGGCGGTATTGGAGACACGGTGGCATCCTCGGTTTTTCTGGCGGGTGAGACCGGCGTACAGAGCGCAAAGAATGCAGCAGCGACCAGCAGCAACTGGAAGCAGCTGCAGCAGGATGTACAGAGCGACGACCGGCAGCAGGAGCTGCTGCGCCTGATGACCGGCGGAAAGACACGGTATGCAGCACGGGACAACACGCTGCAGCTGGCACAGAGCAGCGGTGCAATGGCCAGTGCCCCGGCGGCACAAACAACGCAGAGCGATGCCTACACGGATGCAGAGCTGATTGAAAAAGGTTACACGCAGCAGGAGATCGACAACATGCGGGCGCGCATTGCCGGAACGGAAGTGCATGACAGCGTAGACCCGGAGAAGAGCTTTGGCTATCAGCTGTACAAGCGAGGACAGGATCTGACCGCAGCTGCACAGGCGGGCCTTAGCCCCATTGCAAAGCAGGCGCTGGGCATCGTGAGCAGTGCTGGCGAGAACCTTGCGGTGGCGGCTATTGACCCGGCATGGGTGCTGCCGGTGCTGAGTGCGCAGGGCGGTGCGGAAGCTATGGGCCAGAGCGTTGAAAAGGGCGAAAGTGCAGGCAAGACGCTGGCCGGGGGCCTTGCAAAATTTGGCGCGGGTTGGGCCATTAACAGTGTGGGCGCAGCAGACCTTGCAAAGACCATGGGCAGTGACTACGCAAAGAATACGTTGGCGGGCAAACTGGCTGACATGGTGCGCAGCGTGGCGGCGGACGGCACGCTGGCACAGCGGTACCCGGCGGTGGCAAATGCCATCTCCGGCGGCGTGGACAATGCCATGCAGGCCTTTGTGGAGACCTATGCAGACAAGGCTATTGATGCGACGCTGGGCGACAGCGAAGCGGCGGCAGACCTGTTTAAAAGCGACACTTTTCTGACCGCACTGGAAAGCGGCCTGACGGGCGGCGCATCCGGTGCCTTGGGCGGTGCTGTGGGCACAGGGCTTGCAAAGGCGAACGGCGGCGATGCCAGCATTGTGGGTAATGTGAAGCGGGCATACTACGAAGGACAGATGGAACGGGCACGGCAGGCATTGCAGGACGAAGTGCGGGCACAGGAGCCGGGAACGGCGATGCAGCAGACACCGGAAGAAGCTGCGGCAGGCACCCGACAACCTGCGGCTGCTACACAGGAAACGGTGCAGCCGGAAGTGACGGGGACGACAAGCGGATTTGCGACCATGCAGGATACTGCGCCGATGGTACAGAGCGAAAACCCGGCTGTGCAGCAGCTTGCCGCAGCTGTGCAGGATGGGCAGCTTACGAGCAAGACCATCAACCTATTTACACCGAATGCGGCCAATGAAGCGAACCGCGCTGCCTTTGCGGAAGAATACGGTGTTGAGCTGCCGGAAACGGAAGCAAAGACCCGGCAGGTATTGCGGGAAATGACAACACAGCAGCGGGCAGCACAGGCTCCGGCCACAGCTACCGAAAATGCGACAGTTGAAGCACAAAATACGGCCGCAATTGTAGAAAAAATGGAAGCTGACAGATCTGCGCGGCAGGCACAGACGGAAAGTGAGCTGGGCCGGAGCGGAGCTGCCGTGGAGAACACCGGGGAAAGGGTGGAAAGCAGCCCGGCGGAACAGTCTGGCGGGATGCGGGAAACTTACGGCCTTGAACAGCAGAGCCTGACCACAAAGCAGCGGGAGGTGCAGCATGAGCTGACCCGATGGCAGGTATCGGATGGGGCAAGTGCGACCATCAGCAGGAACATGCCGACAGAAATTGGAGATGCCGGGCGGTATGCAGCTGCAGCCAGTAGCCTGTACCGGCTGGGACAGATGGAAGATGTGCACACCTTTGACAAGGCTATGGAGCTGGCGCAAGGAATGAGCGGCCTTGCTGCGAACACCGATTACGTGCTGGCACAGGACGGTGGACGGGAAGCGCTGCAGCTGGCATGGCTGCAGGGACACGGAGAACTGGAAGCCGGAAAGATGCAGCGCGCAAGCCTTGGCGGAAGGCTGACGGCGGAAAGCACCAGCGGCAGCGGCCGGGTGCTGTATAAGGGAACGATGCGCACGGCAAACGAGGTGGGCACGCAGCTGATCGAACTGAATGCGAAGGCCACGAACACCGATGCGGTGCTGAAAACGGTACTGCAGGGCAGCGACCGGGTGAGGGCTTATGTGGACACCGAGACGGCGCGCATTTTCTTCAGCGACCGGGCAGAGGATGTGTTTGGCACAATCTTGCACGAGGACTACCACTGGTACAACTCACTTGATGCAGAGGGTGCGCAGGCACTGCAGCAGCATGCACTGGAATTTCTGGCAAAGAGCGAGGGCTTTGAAGGCATTGACGAGATGATCCGGGGGAAGCTTTCCGACTATGCACAGCAGGGGCTGAGCTACGAGGAAGCCGCAGAAGAACTTGTGGCGGACGCATGGCGCGGCATCTTCAGCGATGAAGCGAGCTTTAAGCGCTGGGTGGAGTTCCAGCGCGGGCAGGCTGAAAAGAACGCAGGCAAGGCAGGCAGCATCCACAAGGTGATGACCAAGGTGAAGGAGCTTTTGAGCGACATCGTGAGCCGCGCAAAGGAAGTGCTGGCAAGAGACCCGGAGAACAAGGCCGCTCTGAAAGCACAGCGCCTTGCGGTGGCAGAAAAGCGGGTGCTGCAGGACGAATACTTTGCCCATGCGGAGAGGGCTATGGACAGCCTGCGCGCCGCAAAAGAAAACGCCGCAGCCCTTGAGAACAAGGGCGCGGCGGAAGGGACAAGGTTTGAAATCAAGAAAGATGCCGAGGGAGAAACTTACATTCAGATCGACGAGGATATTCTGAAAGGAATCCCGCAGGAAAACTGGAAATCGGTAGTCAAGCAGGCAATCAGAGAACGTTTCCCGGATGGCTTTGTAAGAAACGGCTGGACAATTCTGAACAGCAAAGATGGACGCAATGAGTTTGTCTGGTCGAAGTATTCAAAGGCATTACAGTGGGAAAATGCCACAGCGTATGCGGACAAGATGCGCATGGCTGCCAATCTTGATGAAATCATTGCAACTGCGGATGAGGTGTACCGCGAGCCCGCAAATCACAAAAATGCGGAAGCCTTCAACCGCGGAAGAATTAAAATCCGCGTGGGCGAAAACGCGTATGAGGCAGATGTGCTGACAGCCATCAAACCGGATACACGGGAGATTTTTTATGATATTGTTAACATCAAAGAAACAAAAATAAAGCCCTCCGGTGGTACCCACGTAGAATCCGAAGATTCAAGGAGTAGATTGCCGGAGAGCTTTACGGAGACCTTCGGCAAAGCCCACATGGAATCCGAAGATTCGGGGAGCAGCGGGTCGAAGATCTCTAACCAGAGTATAGCACAGGAAGCCGCTGAAAACAAGGGAAATGACGGGACGCTGAAGAAAAATGTACGATATCAGTTGAGCGAGGCAGACGAGCTGACGAAGCTGCGCGACGAACAGCAGCGGCTGGACGAGCAGCGGCGGGAGCTGAAGGAAGAACGCAGTGCCTGGCTGGGAAGCGACGCCGTGAAAGAGATCGAGGCGAAGAAGAAGGCACTGGGGATTTTTTCTGCAGAAGCAAAAGCCTACCGGGACAGCGAAGAATACCAGAATTATCTTGCAAAGCGCAAAGACTACAATGCCCGTATGGCGCAGCTGGAAGACCAGAGCGCTGTGCTGAACGGCCGGATCAAAGAGGCCGGTGCCCGGATGCAGCAGCAGAACGCAAAAAAAGGCAAAGCAGAACAGGCGGTATATGATGCCAAGGCCGAAGCCCACGGCGGAAAGGCGGAATACCGCCGCGTACTGGCAAAAGAACGGTTTGGCACGACAGAGGACTTCAGACGAGCCGGATACATTCTGCCGGACGGCCAGATGCTGGACTTTGCCCAGAATGACCGAACCCGAGATACCGATCACCGGGAGATCATGAGCGTGTTCGGTTCGGCAGAGGTGAAAAATGGAACAGAAGCGCTGAACGAATTTCTGCTGGACGGCAATGTGCGCGTGATGGCTGAAGCACCGGGAGTGGATCTCTCGGCAGACACAGCACCCACCACGCAGCAGCTGGAACAGATCTGGCGAATGGTGCAGGAGCTGGGCGGCGAGAAACGGCAGTTCACACTGGACATCTCCACAGCAGATGGTCGGGTGGCAGCCGGCAAGGAATACAGCGGACGTGTGGATGCTGACCGCATAGTGCGGGAGATCCGGGAATATTACCAGACCGGTGAACTGGCACAAGAAAGCGACCTTGCAAAGTTCCGCTATCAGCTGGCAGAGCAGGCCGACCGGGATGCAAAACGGAACGACCAGCAGATGGCAAGCCGCACCATTGCGGACAAGGCTGCAGCACTGGACACCTTGAGCCAGTTCTTTGGGCTGACACGGGGTGTGAAGGTGAGCCGGACGGCCATTGAAGGACTGGCCAGCCGCTGGGCAAAGGCGAACGGCAGTAAGGCGGACCGGGCCAAGCTTGCGAGGGAGACCGAGGTACTGGTGGACTACCTGAAAGCCGACGGTGCGGACATGGAAAAAGCCAATGCGCTGGCCGAAACGCTGGCGGGAGAAATTCTGGACGGGGCAGTTTACCGCAACAGTGAGCTGTGGGACGAATACCCGGAACTGCACAAGCTGGAATATACCGTGAACAGAAGCGGACAGGCAAAGGCAGAACTGGTGAAAGCATACGGCAGCTGGAGCGAAGCAGTGGCCGAAGCGCGCAGGCACGGCGTGACCTTGCGGCAGGCCGAAAGCGTGCGGGACGGCAACCCGGCACAGCAGTACGAAAGCGTGATCAACGACAACCGCGCTGTGGACGGCACCAGCGACGGTGCAAAGGCATTGTGGAAAGCTGCAGCGCAGCAGGCGGGTGTGGATGGTGCAATGAGCATGGAAAGCACCGAGTGGCTGAATGTGCTGATGAACCTGCACGATGCCATCAAGCCTGCGACTATGAGCCGGTTTGCAGACGATGCAGAGTATGAGGATGCAAAGATCGAACTGGCGGGCAGGATCATCGGTGACATTATGGCGACACCGGAGATGACTGACGCGCAGGCTATCTTTGAGGGCATCCAGCGACACAATATGGATGTGGCAAGAGCCGCAGCAGGCAGCAAAGAACGTGCTGCAGAGGTGGCAAAGGAACTGCGCGGCGTACAGAAAGCACAGCAGCGGGAGTTTGGCCGCAGAATGCAGGAAAACCGGCGCACTGCAAACCAGAACGCCGAAGTACAGCAGATGACCGAACTGCAACGGCAGAACGCAAGAGCGGAAAAGCTGCTGGACCAGAACCTTGAAACCTTTGGTGTGGATGTTTCCAATGTGGGCAACCTGAACGAAAAGCTGACAGTGCTGCGGGAAAGCTATGAGCGGGAAATGAAGCAGGAAGTGAAACGCCTGAAGGCCGAGCGGCAGGAAATGCTGGATGAAGCAAAACTGTGGTATCGGGAACGCATGGGAGAACTGCGGGAGGAAAATGCAGATCTGAGTATGCGGCTACGGGAAGAGCAGCGGCGCGCGGACAAGGCAGAATACAGCCTGATCGTGCAGGAAAATGAGATCATGGAATGGGAGGCGGATAACGAACGTAAGCGGGCCGCATGGGAGCAGAAACAGGCGCAGCGGAATGCCCTTGCCATTGAAACAGCCCGACAGCAGCGGGACGAAGATATTGCCGTTGCGAAGGCAGTAGCGGAAAAGCGAGTGCAGCGGGCGCGGGATGCACGGAAGATGGATGAACTGAAACGCAGCATCCGTCAGAACGCGGCACAGCTGAACCAGATGCTGCTGCGGCCCAGCAAGGACAAGTATGTACAGCCGGGGCTGATCGATGCGGCAGCACAGGTGGCAAAGCTGGCGGACATGACCATTCTGAACGAACGGGCCGTGAACCAGCTGACGAGGCTGCAGGACCGGATCCGGCAGAGTGCGGGCAGCGAGAACAGCCCCAACGCCATGACCGAAGAATGGAAGCAGACCGGCGTGGATACCCTGATCCAGACGCTGCGGGACGACCTGCAGACGACAAAGGACACAAAGCTGACCAAACTGCACGAGCAGCTGGCCGAGGCAGAAGTTTTACCGGACAGCGAGAAAGCATGGGCACTGCAGGAACGGCTGCGCAAACGCATCAAGGAGACGGAGAACCGCACCTATCTGCCCATGACGGTGGATCAGATGCGGATGCTGAAGGCTATTACCAGCTCGACGCTGCATGTGATCCGCAATGCAAACAAGACGGTGAGTCTTGCAAAGGCTGAAGAAGTGAGCGCAATCGCAGAAGGCGCAGCCAGCGAGGTGAATGCCAGCAAGGGCAACCACCCCGGCGGAAAGCTGGACGGCGTGCACAATCTGCTGACAAAGTATCAGTTGGATATGCTGGGCGCGGAGCGGGTGTTCCGTATGCTGGGCGGCTACGCGAAGAACGGCCAGATGGAAAAGATGGCCCAAATGCTGAACGACGGCCAGTACCGGCAGACGAAGATCACCGTGGAAGGCGAAAAGCTGTTTGCCAACGTGACCGGAAAAGAACACGTGAAGGAAATGCAGAACTTTGCAGGCCCGGGCGCAGACCTTGTGGACGTGGGCCTGACCGATGTGAAGGGAAAGAAAGCCGAACTGACCCATGCACAGCTGTGCAGTTTGTACATGCACCTGCACAACACCGACAGCCTGAACCACCTGATGAACGGCGGACTTGTGATTCCGGATGCAAAGCTGTACAACAAAGGTGACATTGAGCAGGCTTACCAGAAGGGACAGACCGTACATCTGGGAATGCTGACGGATGCGGACGGGACCCCGACAGCGGATAGCATCCTGCAGACGGTGGAAGCGGCCATGACTGACTATGACCGGGCATGGTGCGCGGACATGAAAGAGTTCTTCGACAACTACACCACGAAGCTCATCAACGAGACGAGCCTGCAGCTGGTGGGCTACCAGCGGGCAACCGTGAAAAACTACTATCCCATTGCGGTGGATAAATCGGTGCTGGCGACCCAGATCGACGGCCTGAATCTGGACGCGACCATTGAGGGACGCGGTTTCCTGAAGAACCGCGTGAAGAGCGGACAGCCCGTTTTGCTGGAAGAATGCGCAAATGTGGTGCAGCGCAGCCTGCGGGACACGGCGGCGTATGCGGGCCTGGCCGCGCCCATCCGGGACGTGCAGAAGATCCTGAACAGCGGCGTGGAGACGCGGGAAAGGCTTGCAAACCTGAAGAACGGCATCATCAAGGAACAGTGGGGCAAGGATGCGGTGAGCTACATCGATGACCTGCTGACCGACCTGCAGACTACCCAGCGCAAGCGGCCCAGCACCTTTAACAAAGTACTGGGAAACCTGCGCGGGAACTATGCAGGCGCAGTGCTGACGCTGAACCCGGGCGTTGCCATTGCGCAGGCGGCAAGCCTGCCCACAGCAGCGGCCGTACTGGGCGGCGACACCATGGCGGCAGTGGTACCCTTTGTGAAGAACCTTTCGCCCAAGGCGCGGACAGCGCTGGAAACGGAGATCAAAGAGCACGGAGACGTGCTGCTGGACTGGCGCAAGCGCGGCAGCCAGAACGGCGAGCTTGCCAGCATTGGCAAGCAGGAAACATTGGCGGAAAAGGGCATGGACAAGCTGCCGAACTGGCTGACCGGCTGGATCAACGGGATGGACGAAGTGACGGTAGCAGCCCTGTGGGAAGGCAGCAAGCGATACGTGCAGAACCACACGGCCGAGTTTGAAGGCGCGGAGGTGACAGGCAGCCCGGCCTATTGGGAAGCGGTGAACCGCACCTATCAGAAGGTGATCGAGCAGACACAGCCCAACTACACCGTGATGCAGCGGGCGGGCATTCAGCGCAACCCTAACGAACTGCTGAAGCAGCTGACCATGTTCACCACCCAACGTTTCCAGAACTACGGCATTCTGGCGGATGCCATTGGCGATTACAGGGCACAGGCGGAACGCTACCGGCAGAACCAGAGCGATGAAAACAAAGCGGAATTGCAGCGGGCAAAAACACAGCGAAACCGGGCTGTTGTGAGCCAGGCGGCACAGACGGCGGTGTTTGCGATCATGAAGATTGGCGCAGATTTCCTTTTGCACCGGTGGGACCGGGAGCAGGACGAAAACGGCGATGTGACCGTGAAGAGCATGTGGAAACGGTTTGCAAGCCTGTACACAGAAAGTTTTGCGGGAAACTTTTTGTACGGAAGTGAGTTATACAGTCTGATCGACAATGCTGTGAACGGTAAGGATTACGACGTGCTGAGTGCAGCAAGCATCAGCGTGGTGAATGATCTGGCCGGAGATGTGCAGAAGTTTTTTGCGGAGTTCCGGAAAGACACCAGTGAAATGGACGAAGAACAGCTGCAAAAGCACCACAATAAGCTGATGCAGCGCAGCATGACGCTGCTGGAGGACAGCTTTGAAGTGGCGGGTGTACCCTACGGCAATGGACGGAAGATTGTAGAAGCGGTAAAGGGCTACTATGGTGACCTTGAAAATCTTGCGCACGGAGGACAGTTCAGCTTTAATTCTGTGCCGCAAAGCGCCACCGGCCAGTATGACCGGCTGTACAACGCCTATGCCGGCGGCGACAGCGACGAAGCAAAGGCCGCAGTGGAGAAGCTGAACGCTATGGTGGAAGCGGGAACCATTGCGGAAAACAAAATGTACAGCCAGCTGAAGAGCCGCCTTGTAAAGTACGACGTGCGGGTGCGGCAGGCTGCTGAAGAGCAGAATGCAGGAAACGACCAGAAGCGGTACGAGCTGGAAAACGAGATGATCGAACAGCTGAGCGAAGTGCTGGGCCTGCCGAAGGGAAAGCGCGGGGATGTGGTGGACTGCGTGACCGGCGCGGTGAACCAGCTGGCCGAAACGCAGCTGAAGGGCGACAACGCCAGCGCGACAGATGACCTTGTGGAAGCTGTGGACAGTTGGGACGCAGGTGCTGTGCAGGAAGAATATGACAGGCTGGCGAAGGCGGGCAAGAGCGCGACGACACTTAAAAGCAAGATCACCGAGACGGCAAAGCCGGAATACCTTGCGGGCAGTGATGCAGACCGGCAGCAGATGGAAGAAATGCTGTTGGCGCTCAAGGACGCGGACGGCAAAGAGCTGTACACGGAGAAAAACTTTGCCCAGTGGGTGAAGGAGGCAGAAAAGAAAGCAGAGGAAGGACCGGAACCGGACCCGTATGCGGCAGTGAGGTAAGAAAAGAAAAATCCCACGGCGCGATGAATTTCACGCCGTGGGATTTGTATATGTGGTTCTTTTGAAATGGAAAAGTTTGAAAAAAGTCCGCAGTGTTATTACGGACGTTTGTGTGATAGGCTGAGAAGGACGGAAGGAGGCAGCGGGATGCGGGTGAAAATTATTCGGAAAAACTTTGGCGGTGTGGAGTTTGGCCCGGAGATGCGGGTGCTGCATCTGGGCGGGCAGAGCAGCGCCAATGTGGAAAGGCTGAAGTTTGAGCTGCCGCAGGAGTGGGCCGGATGTGCCGTGACGCTGCACATCCAGCGGCAGGACGGCACACTGCCGACACCGATCCTGCTGGACGAGGAGCACAGCGCAGCAGTGGGCAAGGAATTTACCGCCAGCCCCTGCGGCAGCTGGATGCTGCTGGCTCTGGGTGAGGACGGATACCGGGCGTTGACCCGACCGGCCCGGTATGACTGCTATGAAACACTGAACACAGACGGCGATGCAGAGATCAGCCCGACGCAGTACGAGCTTTTTGTGGCGCGGGTGCTGGGATATGCGACCGGGGCACAGGAAAGCGCAAAGGAAGCGCGGAACGCGGCCGCAGCAGCAAAGCAGGACGCAGACACTGCAGCGACAGCCGGAGCGAACGCGGCAAGGGCGGCAAAAATGGCACAGGAAGCGGCAGGCAGCGCCCAAGGCGATGCGGAGCGGGCGCAGCGGGCTGCAGATCGTGCCGAGAATTTTGCGCCGCCCGAAGATGGCGCGGTGGTAAGTGTGAACGGCAGGGGCGGCGTTGTGACTCTGACGGCGGAGGATCTTGGTGCGGTGGGAGCGAACAGCGCGGGCTACGTGAAGAGCATTTCGCTGACAGACCGCACCCTGACACTGACCTTCGGCGACGGAAGCACGAAGACCATGCAGACCAAGGACACCACGGCACTGGAAAACATGACCGGCATCCTGCCCGCAGCACATGGCGGCACCGGAAAGAATACCCCGTTGACTGCGGACGACGTGGGTGCGGTGGAAAAGGGAAGCGGTGACTACCTGAAGAGTGCAGAGCTGCAAAACGGAGAACTGGTGCTGACCTTTGGCAGCGGCGACACCGTGCACTACACCCTCCCCGCCGCCACCACCACCACGCTGGGCGGTGTCAAGCTGAGTGACGACTTCACGGCAGATGCAGACGGCACGCTGCATCTGGCGGGCGGTACTGCCCCGGACCCTTACCCCGTGGGCAGCATCTACCAGAGCACCGCACGTACAAGCCCTGCCGCACTGTTCGGCGGTACATGGCAGGAGATTGCGCAGAACCGGGTACTGATGGGTGCTGGCAGCGGCCACGTAGCGGGCACCACCGTGGAGGCCGGACTGCCGAACATCACAGGCTCTTTTGTCGCGGATGTAAAAAAGGGTGAACATAAGGTATCTGGCGCATTCACTGCCGGCAGCGCGATCGCATCTACGGGCGAATACAGTAACTTTTCTGATGTATATAAGTTCAGTCTGGATGCGTCCAAGTCTAATGCCATCTACGGCCGCAGCGCCACCGTGCAGCCTGCCGCCTACTATGTGCACATCTGGCGGCGCGTGGCCTGAGAAAGGAGGTTTTGAACCATGAAGATCATTGACGAGAACGGTGCAGCCATTGAAAACCCTGACCTGACGCTTGGGTATCTGGTGGACGACACCGAGCCAGTGGAGCACCCCGCCGTGGAAGGCGTGGAGGAAGTGAGCCACTACGAGACCGTAACGGAGTATCCCGGCGGCGGCAG